TGTGCCTTCGATCTTCACCTTCATCAAGTGCGGAGCTACGGGCGGCAGCTGTTCAAACGAGCGAACAGCATCCTTAATCAGCACGATTCCCTCGCCACCAAAGTCATCAAAGACGCTGATGTCAAGCGCGACCGATCCGGAAGTACGAAGGACAAAGATCGTCGATGCAAATTGATACAAGGTGTACCCCTGAATCGTCGGGTACGTCGTCCCGCTGCCAGCTGCCTTTGCAGTGTTGAATGCCGTAACGAGTTGAGCAGCAATGTGATTTGTTCCGATGTCGTCAGTTTGCTGCTGATCAGTTTCATGTTCAATCGTAACGCCGTTGATCTTGAAGCCGTGCGTTCTCTTGTAGTTCGTCTGAGTAATCCAGATCAACGCTTCATGCTGAGCGGCGGTGTTGTTCCGGCTGTACTTACTCAGGGTCGCGGACAGAGCCGTAGGCTTGTTCGTGTTCACGACAAACGTAACGTCGCCGATCGTCATCGCCTTCAGCTTCACATCCACGCCCGCTTCGTTGATGTAATCAAGGGCTGGGCTGTCAATGTTCGTCGGAATGCGGGTTCCGTTCGTGTCGTAGACATGCACGAATGCGCTGCTCGTCGCATTGTTGCGCCCAAAGACGGCGAAGTATCGCTCATCAGGGGAGCGATCAATCGTGTGCACGAACAGAGTCGTGTACGCGAGATCCGCGCTTGAGCCGTCTAGGAGGTTCTTCAGGTGCTCCGTAGGAGGCCGCTTAGTCAGCCCCTCGACAGGCGATGCGACGGCATTGATCTGCTCCGCGCACTGATTCTGAAACCGCATCGACGGCGGCTGCTGAGAGACTCCTCCGAGGAGGTTCGTGATGGAGTTGACTAGGAGCATCAGAAGACTCGGGGGGCGATGCGGGGACGATCAACGATCGCGCCGATCGTGTAGTTGTCGAACATCGTGTAGTCACCCGTCTCGCCTTCGTATTCCTTCAGGGTGATCAGTGCCTTGAACTCGTCAATCGAAGTGTACTGGTGGTTCGCCTTATCCCCAACCATGCGGTTGCTGAAGATCCGCGCAGCTCGAATCGTGATGTAGTGACGAGCCGCCTGAGGGATGGAGTCAAACTCGAACAGGTACACGACGGTGCAGTACAGAGTCGTACCCTGCTCCCAGATGTCTGAGAGAGCGATCTTGTTGAAGATCCTGCCATTGCGGGCGACGAGATCCTTGCCATAGACCTCGTCAGTCATGTCAAGACGGAGGACGTTCTCCGGGATCGCGATGTAGCCATCGACATCCGGGACGAACGGAACCTTATCGTCAGTGTTGAAGTGCCAGCCCTCGGACTGCACCTCACGAGACACCTCATCCAGAATGGAAGAGGCGATCAGGACATCAGCACGATTCACCCCGGTAAGGGTGTTGACCGGGGGCTCCCCGATGACCGACAGCATCGTGTTGATCGCTTCAATTCGGGTCGTCTTATTCGTTGCCATATGTCCTCCAAAGAAAAGGGAGCCACCACCTTTCGATGGTGGCCCCCAAGATCACAGCCTCAGTAGCGATTACGCATCGCCACGCAGCCAGAAGCAGCACTCCTCGCGGAGAACGCCGTGGCCCATCGCGTACTTCGCGACCATCAGCGTACCCTGACGGTCGATCTGGTACTCGCTCTCGACGCCGAGGTCGAGCAGCTTGACCGTACCGACAGCTTCCTTCTGGAAGATGACGCCCTTCGAGCGCAGGAAGCCGTTGTCGGTCGTACGACGGTAGCCGACACCGTCAGCACCCGCATGACCGAACACATCATTCTGAATGCCCGAATCGCCGTGCGGAGCGACAGCGGTAGCCGCTTCGTCCGTAGTCGGGATGTGGTTGGACTTCAGAATGCGGATGCCCGCGATCGACATGATCATGCCGCCCGCAATGCTGCCGTTGCCCTCGGGGTTGAAGTCCCGGTTGATCGCGTCCGTGCTGAACGCAACCAGCTGGTAGTACACCTCAGGGGTGACGATCGCATAACGCTCCGAGGACGGAACGTTCTTTTCGTCCATGCGCTTAGCCGCGTCGAAGAACGCCGCAACGAGGTTGTCGCCGAGGGTCGTGCCCGTAGCTTCATCGTCGTAGGTGATCGTCGCGCCGAGGTACTGCGTCGAAGTGCCCGAAGCAACACCGAAACGATCGGTCGTGCGCGTCGCACCAGCGATGACGGTGCGGATCAGGTTCTTGTCCGCAACGTAGGCCAGCTGACGGCCAATCTCGGTGGTGTAGATGCTACGAACGTCGTAGTGGTTCTTCGCCTCGTCGAGGTTGGCAACGAACGCCGCGCTGAGAAGCATGTCATCGATGCTGATGATGCGCTCAGAGTGGGCGAACTTCGACAGGTACTTGCTAGTACCGGGGAAGGTAACTGCATAAGTACCCGAGGTGGCCTGAGTCGGAGTCGAGCCCGTTTCGGCAAGAATCGACTCGCCCGGAGTGTGGTACTTCGCGGTAGCGACACCAGTGACCGGGAAGCTTGCGGACTTGCCGCTCGAAATCGTGCGAACCATGTGCAGAGGCATCATCACGTTCGACTCCTCGAACGTAGTGAGAACCTCACCAGCGAACTGCTTCAGGAACAGTTCGTTGTTGCCAGCACCCGTGTTGGCCGCATTAAGGCCAAGCCGTGACGGGTCGGCTCCAATCTGATAAGTATTTGGCATTTGAGATTGCTCCTCAAAACCTTGTAGACAGAACGCGAATTACGAGTCCCCTTAGTCGGCTGTTGAGGAGCAATCTCAGTTATCCGGCGCACCGGGCCAAGTCCAAACTAGCCGTCTAAAAAGGACAGACTCCTAGGAAGCGTTCGTTTCCTAGGAATCCGGTTAGTTCATTCCACTTTCGTAGTGGAAGTTTAAGTTCGAGGTTTCAGAAGTTGAGCTTCTTCGTCTTGCAGAGCCAGACCCCGCCGCAGAAGCCAACGACGCCCATCAGCAGGGCGAACCAAATCGATCCGATAAATGCGTCCATTACCGTGTCTCCTTCGCAGCCCGCGCCTTCGCTTTCTTGAAGGCGGCGTCGAATAGAGGGTCAGCGCGTCGGGCCGCGAAGTATTCCCGTGCACCCTCAGGTCTGGATTCGTCCAAGACCTCGGCGGCAAGATTGGCGTCAATCTGAGTCGTCTTCGGAATCCATCCGATAGCGATTCTGATTGCTGTTCCCAATCCTGTCTGCCACAGGAACACGATAACAGCTACTGCGATGACTGCAATCAATCCCCATTGGAGGGTGACGAGCCACGCGGGAACTTGATCTTCCACACGAGGAAGTAGAAGATGAATGTCAGAAGCAGCGCGATCAATCCGAGTCGCAACCTCGACCACGACAGGATCGTGCGTTTCGGTTCCACGGTCAATGAGGAGCTGCGCGTCGGTTCTGATCGCATTTGCGCGTCCGCCGATTTCTCGTGATGCGCTGCACCCGCCAAGAATTAGCAGCGGCGGGTACAGACGCATCAGATGATGTTGGAGATCGCAAGCCGCGCCTCAACGTCCTTGCGGTACGCAGGATCGACGCGATACTTCGGATCACGCATAGCAGCAGTGACTTCAGCGAGGCTGCGGAACGGCGAAGTGCCGGGGCCAGCAGTGCCACCCTGCATGAGACGCGGAGCAGCATTCATTGCCGAATACCGGGCCTGAAGACCCTGCACGGCAAACTGCACCATGTTCGGATCGCCGGAGTCGATCATCGCGTTGAAGGCATCGATCTCGTTCTCAGGCAGCGTGTCTGCCGCCCAGCCGATCATCGCCTCGTACTGCTGCTGACCGCCGACCGCGTTGTAGATGTTTGCGACCTGAGAGTCAGCGACAGCCTTCTGACCTTCGATGTAGCTCTCGACGACGTAGCGCGGGATGCCACGACCTTCAAGATCCTTGAAGCTTTTCTCACTCAGAGTGCCGAGCTGCATGAACTCGGACGAGAACGAGCGCATCTCGTCCTCCGAGATGTTCGCCTGAGCGACCTTGTCGCCGAAGTTCTGCTGGTTTACCTGAGTAAACCGCGCCTCCAGCTCAGCATATGCCTGAGCAAGATCCTCGGGGCTCTGGAACTTAGGCGGAAGCCACTGCGGGCGATCCTGAGGGATGCCCTGCTGCGGCTGGTCGCCGACGATTGCCTGAGCATCAGCGGGCTGCGCCGAAGGCTCATGGATGCGGGTTGCGGTTTCGTTTCGGATTTCGACTCGGTCAACGCTCATTGTTCTTTATCCCTGTTGTGCCATCTGGCCCTGCTGACCAAGATACGTCTGCAAGCCAGCCTGTGCAGCCGGAGATGCCATCATTTGCATGTATTCCTGCTGGAGAGCAGCCTGACGCTCGGCCATCATCTGCTCTTCAGTCTTCACGAGCCCCTCGGTATCGATGCCAAGGGCTGCTGCGCGGCGGTTCATGTACTCCCGCACATTGACCGTCTGGGAGATCACCTCGGGGCCGACGAGCTGGCCGATGCCCTGAAGGTACAGGTCGAGCCGCTGGAGGTCGTTGCCGCGTCCGAGGGCGTCGATGCCCGTAATGATCGTCGGGGTGACGAACTTCCGGGGGAGCTTCGGGAGCTTCTTGGACTTCTCCATCTGCTCCATGATCTTGTTCACGAGAGGCAGCTGGAACTCAAGCGACAGGAGGCTGTAGACGCCGCCGAGCTGCCGTTCGATGCTCTGGGTGACCAGACGGATTTCTTCGGCAGTAACCCGTTCCGCATTACGAATTGAGGCTTCCGTAAGCATAAATGCGTAGGAGAGCCGTTCCGTAATCGTATTAACAGTGTTCTGGGCAACGGAGAAGTCCATCGCCTTGTTCGCCTGAAGGACGGTAACGTCAGCGGCGTTGCCCTCGCGGATAGCCCCGTTCGGAGCCTTCGCGATCGTCGCAGCCCGCGTAGAGCCGTTCGGAGCGACGAGGATCAGCACCTTAGCCATCGCCGCAGAGCCCTCAACGATGACTTGCATCAGGGCTTCGAGGCTCTTCAGGTCACCGAGGTACTGCTCGACGTAGCCGCGACCGTAATCCTCGCCATCGACCCGGATCATCCGAAGGGCAATGAACGGGGACTTCGACTTGTCAACGATCGTGTGGGTGTCAGGAATGACGACGCCCTTGACCTCTTGGAACACTTCCACCTTGCCGTTTCCGACAGAGCGGATACAGGTGTACATGTCGAGGTACGGCTCGTCGAAGCTCGACTTCTCCAGATTGAGGCCGGGGGGCAGCATCGACGGAGAGATGCTCTCCTTGATGATGACCTTGTCAACGCACCCCTCAGGGCATCGCTTGACGACGTACCGATCAAGCCGAATGACGCGCATCGGCCCGCCTTCGGTCGGGAAGTACAGGCCGACGTTGCCGCCGACGATCAGGTGCTTGACCGCCTCGAACGTCGCAACTCGGATCGCCTGAGCTTCGATCTCGCGCATGACGAGCCGCTCACGCTGGCTCATCGACTTCTCGACCTCAGCCTTGATTTGAGGATCCATCGACTGCATCTTGCGAAGAGCAGATTCGTCCACCAGCAACCTGAAGAAAGGTGCGTTCGGTGGCAGGAGGGAGAGCAGCAGAGTGCTTGCGAGGTTGTTTACGCCCCGCGCACCAACGGACTGAAACGGCGTTGGAAACCGCTTATCCGAGGTGGATCCTTCGTCTGGAATAAGGCTAGGAAGCGTCAGCCGAGAGCAATCCCGAGCCCGTTCCAAGAACGAGCTGCGGAGGGATTCCAGCTTCGAGTATTCGCTTTGAGCCGAGCCTTGCATCATTTGTTAGCCCCGAGGAATCGTCAGAGCGCGCTTGCCGCGCTTCTGGGAGAGGAATGCGAACATGTTGTTGATCCCGCCCGCACCCGGCTCTCCCTGTCCAGCCCGCCCAGCCCGCATCTGACCGGACTCTTCGCCCATCCGCTTGATCGTCGGCTCCGGCGGGGGAGGGGCCGGAGGCAGCGTCGGCGGCGGGGGAGGAGCCGGGGGCATCTTAGGGCGAGAGCACATAGTCAATCCTCAGTGGGTTCGGGGTTATACCGTGCGTTGTGCCAAGCACGGAGCATTTCGACGACAGACCGCTGCCCCGAGTAGTGCCAGATCTGGCGGTCAGGGGTTGAAATGTCCGGACAACGTGCAGGAATCGCAGCTTCTAGAGCTGCGAGAAGAGCCTTCGGCACATCCGGAATTTCATCGCGATTCCGTATAGTCATCTATTTCCTCTTCCGCCTCTGCGAAGATGAGCCGGAGTTTGTCCAAAGCCTGACTTCCGATCGCCGCTGCATGGAACTGGCTGAGGTTCGTTCCATTAGCCCTGTTGAACATCTCCGCTACTTCCGGCCACGGTCGGAGCCCCGCATCCGCTTTCCTTCTTGGACTTGACGTAGGCGAGGAACAGGATGCTGTAGTTGATGATGTCTTCAACGGTGTCCTCCAGCTTCTCGTCTGCGACCTGAAAGGTTCCGGTGTCGCAGAACGTGCTGAGTCGGCTCATCTTGTCCGTCAGTCGGACGAGGAAGCCGCGCTCCGTGCTCGTGATTCCGAGCGATTCGCAGCGAGTGAAGTTAAGGAAGGGGTTTGAGCCATTGTTGCCTCCGCTGTAGTCCGCATTCTTGCGGCACATGAGGTTGTAGGCACGTTCACAGGTTTGAAGATGCAGACTGAGGAGCTTTTCGCGGTTCATTGGGTGTCCAGAAGTGAACGAGATGTGCGGAGGGGTCGTACTCTCCGCAACGTAGAATGCGCGAGACGATCGCTTGTGTGAGAGCTTCTGCTTCGCTAAGTCCAGCGTCGGTGTAGGCAGCAACGACTGCTTCCCAGAGTTGAGATGATTGAAGGCCGTTGAGAACTTTCTCAGCAGTCTTCGGCCCCACTCCCGGACAGCCTGTGTACCCGTCAGCGGTGTCTCCGACGAGGGTCTGGTACATGTGATTCCAATCGGCTTGTTCACGCGAGATCTCCTGAATGCCGAGCTCCGGCTTGTCTGGGTTGTAGAGAAGGCCGGGGATCGTCTTGAGATCCTTGTCGGCAGAAACGATGATCTTGTCGCCGCGAACCTTCTTGTCCGTAGCGATGATGCCGAGAACGTCATCCGCTTCGAGGTTCGGGTATTCCGAGACTTCGTAGACGCTGCGGACGTAGTCCTTCGCAGCCCGGTAGACGACAGGCTTTCGCGTCCCCTTCCGGTTCGCCTTGTAAGTCGGCAG